AGATGGTTCAGGTGGTTCTTTCGTAGATTTTGGTAGTGCTAGTAACATTCAGTTTAAAGCAAATGGCACATTTGTTGCCACTAGTTCTGAAGACATTGCAGGAAACGCTCAAGAGGTTCCATTTGGAAGCAGTAATTACTACAATAGCGGTTCCTACTCTGATAGGAATGAAGTTCACAATGGGAGTGGAAACATTGATACAGTAGGTACAGGAACATTTACTCTATTCCTAAATGGAACTGTCATTGTTTTTGCCTATAACGAAGAAACTTATGTTCCATCTCCTAATGGAACTGCTTACGCTAATGGGCAGTATTCTAATTATGTTTGGGATGGGAATGGTGGATACGGAACTGCTGGTGATGGTTCCTATTATTCAAACGGAACAGAAGTTGATAGCGGTTTAAGATATACGACATCTAATGAACAAACAGAAGTTCCTCCTGCTTCTGGTGTTTATTATGATAATGGGAAGTTCAATCAAGACACTTACTTATGGAATGGTTCTGGTGGTTATACTGGTGGTGGCGTAGCAGGAAATCCTCAAGGTTCATTTTTCCCATTTGGACAATTCATTACTGATAACGACTGTCCTACAATTGGTGTTTCGGGCGTTGGGCTTGGTTATTTCTGGGACGGCAACAATGGCTGGTACATCGCATCATACCCTTAATTTATGAATACTCGCAAAGACATCACTATTGAAAAGGGCTGGTCTGCCTTTGTTAAGGACTCTGAGTGCCTAGGCATCACGGAGTTCAAGTCTGGCGGCAAGGCTCACACCCTGCTTGAAGTCATCACCAAGCCTACAAAGGCTGAACTGAAGGCTGAACTCAAGTCTCGCAACATCTCCCTCCCTTCTTAATATGATTATACTTATTCTTGCTACAGTCACCTTCCTTGGTGGCGTTTATGTCGGTGCTCGCTGGTCTGAAAAGATTAAGGCTGTCTACTTCTCTATTATCTCTCAGTAATGCCTAATGAATACCAAAAGGACGGGGACATAGCATTTGTCGGGCTTAACAGCCGTGACAATCCTAGTTCTTTACCTGCTGGTATTGTTAGTCAGTCTCAGAATTTTAGAATGGACAGGGGTGTTGCTACTGTGCGTAAAGGTATGCAACGCAAGACTATTGGTGCTTTGATAGGTAAAACAATTTATGGAGTTGGTACATATATCAACAGCACAGGACAGGAAATCATTATTGCGGTAGTTACAGATGGTTTATATTCGTATAACCCTCAGACAGAAACGCTGTCGGCTAAGGTAAACTTTCCTGCTGGAGAAACTATTGTTACGCAGGACGGATGTGATGTAGTTGCGGCTATTGACTATGTTTATATAAGCAGAGGGTTTAGCAAGCGTCCTCTAAGATGGGACTTAAATGTCACCATAATTGCACTTCCTGTTAGTCCAACCCTAGGTCACGAATTTCCAAATTCATCTGGTTTGCTGTATTATGCAAATCGAATGATTGCATTAGGTAAATACCACACAGAGATTGCGGCTAGAAACCTTGATACTGTATCGGTTAGCAACTTCCTTGATTTTAATAAGTGGGATGCCCTTGATGCGTTCACAATTAATAACGGTAGCAATGACCAAGCAGTTGGCGTTGCCCCTTGGACTCTTAATGAGTTCTTGGTGTTTATGCGTAATAGCATCTTCTATGTGAACACAGGCACAGATAGATATACCTCTGGTGACGGTCTGTCTGCTACATCCTCGCTCAAGACGCTGGCTACCGACATCGGTTGCTCTGCCCGTAAGTCTGTCGTACAGGCTGGTGGTGGCGTGTTCTTTTTGTCGGACAACGGTGTATACTTCCTAGCCCCTCAGCCAGCCTCTGCCGAATCAATGAAGTTGCTGACTATGGCTGACCCTATCTCAGCCCCTATTGATGATGTTATTCAGCGTATCAATCGTGACTATGCTTACCGTGCAGTTGCTACCTATTGGAATAACAGGTACTATCTTGCAGTTCCGCTTGATTCCTCTGTTGATAACAATGCTATTCTGGTATATAACTTTATTCTAAAGCAATGGGAATCTGTTGATACATATCCTGCTGGCTTTGACATCTTTGACTTTGTGGTTGCTAAGAAAGACAATCAAAGACGCTTATATGGCATTGATACAGACCAAGGTGTTTTCTTGATGGAGCAATTGAACTGGGATGAATACGGAGTTTCTGTCGGTACTCCAATCCTTCCATTTTATATTCCTGCTACACTTTCTGCGTCTTTGTTTACGCCTAATGCTATAAATTCTATTCTTAAAACAAGACGCTATTCATTTAATAGCATTGGTGACAAGCGTTTTAGCACAGCAGAAGTTGAACTCATTGCCGATGCTGGCTCTCAGGTGGTAACTTCAGTAGAAGTATTTAATCCTGATGTTGTATCTGTAATTGACACATTTGGCTCTGAAACAACAGAAGACTCTGCTAGACGCAATGGTATCAGAAAGATAGGCACAGGAATTCAACTTCAATTTACCACTAACAATCTCAGACCTTCTATTCGTTCTGCATATATCTATGCTACAATCCAGAAGCAGACTAACCAATCTAAACAATAACAATGGCACAAATTTCTAAAGGCGATACTTTCACAAACGGGGAACAGGTAACTGGTGCTCGTTTAAACCAACTCGTTGACTCCTCTGTCCTGCTTGTCGGAGCCATCACAGACCAACCTAATATCACGGCTAACACGCTTGAGGCTACTGACACTACCATTGTCAATGACGCTGGTACGCTGAAGGAAGCCACCATTGGAGACATTCTAAATAGTAATCTTGCTGTCACTACATCATCCATTACGGGAGGTGCTGGCGTTGATATCATTGTAACCCCTGCGGCTACCAAAAAGATGGATGTTGCTGGAGCATTTGAGGCTGATAGTATAAACTCTGTTGGTGCATTAACCGTGGGTGGAGCCGCTACTATAACTGGTGCTCTTACGATTACTGGTGCTACAACCCTTACTGGTGGAGTTGCTGGAGACACAACTGTCAATGGAAACCTTACTATTGGCTCTGGAAAGACGCTTACCCTTGATACTGCACCTACAACTAATTTACAAGCCGCTACAAAGGCTTATGTTGACTCTGGTTCAAAGGCTGGATGCAAGGCTTGGGTTAAGTTTGCTGGTGCTACAGGTACTGTGTCTGCCTCCTATAATGTTACTTCTGTCACAAGAACTGCTACTGGTACTTATACGGTCAATATTACTACAGCCCTTGCTGATGCTAATTTTGCTGTTATTTCTAATTGCACAAACGCTTCTGGAATTGCGGCTGCTTGGGTTACGGTTACTGGTCAAACCACAAACTCTGCTTCTATCTACACAGTTTACCCTGTTTCATACGGTGGTGCTCATATAAACTTTGACCCTACATCTGTGTATGTAGCAATATTTGGAAACTGATGTTTCTTAGTGACCTCATCTCTTATATCAAGGCGAACCGCAACAAGGGTCGTGGGGAAGCCTTTGGCTGGACGGATGATGAGTTGATTGCTTACATCCATTGGGCTGACACCTTCAACTACCTGTTTGTTGAATCAGATGAAAATGGCTTTACTGGGGTGGCTGTGATGTACCCTGTGGCTAAAAAGGATGAACAGAAACACGAAGATTTGCTGACATTTAAGGACATTATCCCTGCTACGGCAGAAAAGTCTAATGACCTGTGTGTGATGGATTTCATCGCCACAACTCTAGAGGCAAAGAAAAGCCTTGTAACCCAACTTAAAGACAGATATCCCAACTGGGAAAGTCAAGAAAAGTTGGCATTACGGTTTGGTATCATAAAGAAACTTTCTAACAAATACATTAACCTTTTAACTATATAACACAATGGGAGCCAAGAAAATATCAGCACCTGCACCTAGAGACTACAAACAAGAGATGCTTGACTCTATGGCTGGACAGGAAGCCATCCAGCCTAGACTTTTAGAACTAGAAAAGCAATACCAGCCCCTGTACCAGAAACTCCAGCAGGAGATGATGGACAGGCAGATGGCTTACCAGCAAGACTCCTATGGTAAGGCTATTCCTAGGTCTGCTGAATTGTCTGGGCAGTACGCACAGGCGATGCAACCCGTGTACGGACAGATTGGTCAGTCCTCAATGGATGCCTATAGAACGGGCATGGGAGCCTCTACAATGGGTCTCTACGACAAGTTAAATGCTAGTGCTAATGCTGACCTCCAGTCGGGTCGTCAACTCAGCCCAGAGCAACAACAGGCGGCTCAACAGTCGGCTAGACTTGCTATGGCGGCTAGGGGTCTCTCTGGAAACCAAGCGGTTGCACAAGAGGTGATGAACACCTACCAGATGCAGGATGCCCGTGAGAACCGTGCAAGACAATTTGCAGGAAGCGTCTATGGCATTGGTCAGGGCAATTTCCAGAACGCTATGGCAACTTATGGCAATTCCATGATGAGCCAAGCCAACGCCTATTCCCCTGCTAGTATGTACGGAAATGCCTATCAGATGTCGCAGGGTCTTGGTGCTCAAATCTTTAATCCCGAATCTCAGTATAACTCTAACCTCATCACGGCTAACCGTAAGGAGGCTATGGATGTCCAGATTGCCAACCAGCAAGCCCAGAACGCATTTACTAATGGTCTTATTGGTGCGGTTGGTTCGGTTGGTGGAGCGGTTATGGGTAACCCTGCCTTGTTTGGAGGTGCGGCTGGCGGTGGTAGTTCCCTAGGTTCTCTTTCATCTGGAGCAGGATATGGTTCTTCTCTTTCTACATCTCAAATGTCTGGAGGATTTAACAGCACTCTTGGCGGTGGTGGCTCTAACCTAAACTTTGGCTCTGGGGCAATGTATAAACTCTAATTTATGGCATCTTCTTTTGGCAGATATCAAGGTGGCATTGAGGCTTCTACTGGAAATCTAGTAGCCGCCTCTGGTCAAATGGCTAACCAGACCGCCCAGACCATTGCTGGTTTTGGTCAGCACATAGCACAAGGTCTTCAAGCCTACAACGAAAACTCTGCTAAGAATGATATTCTTACTGCTGAGGCTGAGGCACTTGGTGGTCAGATTCAACAGTATGCACAGATGTTTGGGGATAGTCCAGAACACGCTGAGTTCGCTAAGTCGTTACAACCGTACATCGAGAAACTTTCTAAAGTTCCTTCTATGTCGCTTACCCAGAAGATGGGTACGGTCACAAGCGTAAAGGCTGGATTTGCTAACATTGGTCAGAACTTACAGGCATTTGAAATGATGCGTAAGGAGAAGTTGAATCGTGACTTCTGGGATGCTAAAAACACTACGCCACTCAAGGATATTGTTACAGACCCTGTTATGATTGCTAAGGGTCAAGCCCCTTGGTCTGACCGAAAGACATATGACCAGAACATTGCTGACTTCCGTCAACTCGCTCAGAATGCTGTAGATAGCACAGGTGCGGCTATTGACATCAATAAGGCTACTGAACTTTACAAAGAAAGCATCAAGAAAACAGTCAAGACTGGTCGTGATATCAAAGGCAGACCCATCGCTCCAGAGACTCTTTCGGCTCTTAATGACCAGATTGCTAAGGCTGAAGGTTATGCGGCTAATGAACAGACTACTGATGGAGTAACGGATTATTCTAAAGAATCAGACCTATATGATTCTTTATCTAAATCAGCCAGCGATATCGTTAAGGAAAAGAAAGCACAAGCGGATAAAGACCCGAACTCTCCTGAAAACCTCAATGCAGATACAATTGATGCTTGGAAGGATAAGAAACGGACGGCACAACAAGCAATTAATGTCCTTAGCGGAAAGGCAATAAATACAGAGGCTTACAGCAAGGCTGTTACGCAACATAATGAGGCACAAAAGGATGCTAAAATTCTTCACGGCAAGCGTGTCGAGTTATGGAAACAAGAACTTGCCAGCAATGAACAAGAACTTGCTCGCATTCCAAAGAGATTAAAAGAACTTGAAGATGCGGCTGACAAAATTCCAACTACCGTAACCGACAAGGATGGCAATACAATTACCAATCCTGCACTTACTAAGAATTACGCTGAAGAAGCAAAACTTAGAAAGAGAAGAACTGAACTTCAACCTAAAGTTGAAAACCCCCGTGGCGAGCCTGTGTTCAATGAAGTCGCTCCTCCTTCTCAAGATAAGTTCCGAATTGCTGGTGACACTACAGAGAATGCTCCAGAGAATCTTGCTGCTTATGCTGGAATAGTAAAGAATGCAGATAAGAACATTGAGAGACTTGATTTTACAGAAAAAGCAACAAAGGAACTTGGAGGCATTTCTAAAACAATTGCAAAACTTGATAAAAAGATTGAAGATGGAGATTATTCTTCGGATTATGATTGGACAAGTAGGCTTACAGATTATTTATCTGAATCAGTTGACCCTATAAACATCAATGGAGTTCAAGGTCTTGCTAGACTTGGATTTGGTCTTAGAAGACAGGCTGGAGACGAAATTACTCCAGAGATGGCTAGATATTGGGTAGAAGCCGCCGCTGAAGATAAAACAGGTATGTCTGTTCTTGGTGGTGCTATTTTCCCAGATGTAACTAATTCTGTTCCTAAGTTAACAGTTAAGGAAGAAAGAAATATTGCTGATGCTTATAAAGAATGGGCTTCTAGAAAGAGAAGCACAGCAGAATATTCTAACGGAGACCCAGAGGTTCTTAGAAAAAGACTTCTTGAAAGAAAAGCGGTGCTTGAAACACGAATTGGCACAGGCAAATTGGTTGCTACTCCTGCTGAAATTTCTAAGGCTAATGCGGCTAAGGCTAAGGCTAATGCTCCCGAACAAGAAACCTTGCTTGGCGTTGATAAAAACCTTGTTGTTGGAACTAAGCAGAGAGAAGTTGCTATGTCTGTTGACAGACAAGAAAAGGCTATGGCTGGATTTTTTCAAAAGAAGTATGGCTATGTCCCTGCTGGCTTTAGCGAGACATTCAAGGCTAACACTCCAGAAGCCAATTTCAAGACAATGGAAACCCCGTATGGTGCGTTTATGTATGATGGAAAGACATGGACTCAAATCAAGACTGGAACTCCTCTTACAGCCAAAGAAGCGGGTGAAAATGCCGCCTATAGATTCAGCAATCCCGATGGTACACCCAAGGAATTTGCTAACTCTGGTGTGTTCCTATCTGGTAACTTTGAAGGTACTACTACGGAACTTGCTAAGTTCAGAACTGAGTACCGAAGCCTTGTTCATTCTGAAAAGTCCATTGAACGATTGATTGAAATCAACGATATGTTTGGTGAAGCGTTTAGCCCTTCTCTTAGAGGTGAGGCTAAGGCTCTTCTTCCTGCTATTAAAGCGGCTCTTAGAACTGAAATTATTGGTGTGGGTACTGTTTCTAATTATGAACAGGAACTTATCAATGATGTTGTTGCTGGTGCTACTGACATCTGGTCGCTTGAGGCTTCTGATAGGGCTAAACTTATGGTTATCCTTAATCGTGTTAAAGATTCTATTCAAGATGTCCCTGCTATATATGGTCTTACGGTTCATAGGCAAGGAAATAGCAGAAATGTTGAAAGTGCTCTTCGTGAGCGTCTCCAAAATGCTGGTGGAATTAGTGCCAGAGAACAGGCATATAATGCCGCACACCCTAACAAGTAATTGCTCGACATTCCTAAACAATAACATAATAAACCATTATGGCAGACCTTTATGCACCCCAACCTCAGTTCATCAACGCTGAGGGGGCTGGACAAACTCAACCTCAAGAACAAGGACAAGGCATAACAGGCGATGTTGAAGTTGATAAATATCTTCAATCCCTTCCAGAAAGCCAGCGAGAAGCGGCTCTCCAGCGTTTAACTGCACCTCCTACTGGAGAGGAATTAAACAAAAGAATTCAAAGCGGCTATAATCCATCTCTTGAAGATTTTGATGCAATTGAGTCTTGGCACAAAAACCATGAAGTAAATATCATTGAAGGCATTGGTGCTGGCATTGAGCAGGTCATGGGTGATTTAGGTCGTGCCGTTGGTGCAGTTGTAGACCATCCATTTGATGTGATGTCAAAGACTCCTGCTAATGTGGTTGAGGGCTTTGCTCAAGGTACAAGAAACTTCTATGGCATGGCGGCTCAATCTGCTGACCCTACCAGCAAGTTATTTAGATTTAAAAACTTTCTAAGCGGAACTGGCTCAAAGGAAGAAAGATA